TAAGCAGTACGAACACAGGAAAAACACTTCATATAATCCCGAAGAGTTCCCTGTTCGTGAAATAGACTATCCGCTATTTAATGCGTTTGACTAGATCTTTTTCCAAGTCTTTTAAAACTTTATTAAGATCTCTTTCGAATTTTTGAAGTAATTTATCTGCGGCTTTAGAATGTTTTTTAGCAACTTCAGCCCATGTATTTTCAATAGATAACCAACTATCTTCATCATATTCATTTTTGAAGCTTTCAGCAGATTTAATATTAGGTAATGTGCGCCTACCGTCAATTGATATTTCCATTAAGTTTGTATAATCCGCTTTTTGTACACTAATGTCAATCATATTTCCTGATACAGTGAAACCATTGTAATCAGCATTAGTATCTTCATTAACATTTTCAATATAATTCTTAAATTTCATATTAATACCTTTTTACCATTATTTATAAATAATAAAAACATATAAGGAAAATATTATGGCACAGTATAAAACAAGAACAGGCGCGTATAGTGTAAGAAATGATGATGTATTTGATGTAGTTATGATTGCGGACAAAGATGGAAATGTAATCAATTCATCTGGTGTTGCTTCTAATATTAATATATCTTCCGGAAATGTTGAAGGTTGGACACCAATACATACGTTTGGAGCGGTTCCTCAGATGAGTCAAAATGAAACTGGAACCGTTTGGGATAACAATGATACATTGTATCCGTGGTCAGCATTTGGTACAGGTACTGTTTTAACTGTTCAAACGACAAAATTAAATGGAACCCCCGCTGTTGATGATGATGGAAGTGAACTTACAATTGTCGGGCTTGATCCAGATTGGAATGAAATTCAAGAAACCGTGACTATTCAGGGCGGAGTTGCAACAACCAACCAACAATTTTTAAGATGTTATAGAGCGTTTGTTTCAGATGGTAGTAATACTAATGTTATNAATGTNAATGCAGGCATAACAACTGTTTTGAGAATTAATATTGGTAAATCTCAAACATTAATGGCAATTTTTAGTGTTCCTGCTGGAAAATCAGCATACTTACTAAAAGGTGTAGCAACATGTGCATATAACGCCGATGCAACTATTGATATGTTTGTAAGATATGCTGGACAAGAAAATTTTAGAATTGGACATAGTGCTGAATTATCTGGAAATGGTGGTCAATACGAGTATAATTTCTCTGTTCCAATTAAAATTCCAGCGGAATCAGATATTGATGTTAGAGCGCATGTTAGATCAAATAATGCTAGAGTGAGCGCAGCTTTTGATATCATTCTAATAGATGATGAATAAAATTTTATAAAACCGTTTACTTTTAAACATTGTTTTGATATAATAAGAATATATTAAATAATTAAGGAAGTAAAATGGTTCACGAAATATTGAAAGAATTAAACGAAAACAATTCAACCAATTACAAATTAGAAGTTCTTAAAAAATATAAAGACGACAAACGTCTTCAACAAGTTCTTCAAATGACTTATGATGCTGTTGCATTTACGTACGGAATGTCTGTAAATCAAATCGAAAAGTTCAAACCAGAAAAATTGGAAATACCAATTAATCTTGATTTTGCTATTGCGTCTTTGCTTTCAAATTTTTGTACAAGAGAAGTAACGGGTCATAAGGCTCTTCAAATGGCGTCAAACATCATTGGTAATCTTAAACAAGATGATGCTGATCTAATCAAAAAAATTATTAATCGTGATCTTAAAATTAATGTTGGTAAAACTCAAATCAATAAAGTGTGGCCAGGTTTAATCACTAAGCCAGTATACATGAGATGTGGTGTTTATTCTGAAAAAACTGCTAAAAGTATTTCTTTCCCAGCAATTGTTCAATTAAAAGCAGATGGTACTTATAGAGAATTCACAGTTCAAAATGGACACGTTGAATCAAGATCTAGAAGTGGTGAAAGCTATGAATACCCTAAAATCTTTGAAGGTTTAAAGAACTACGAAGATGGTGTTTATGTTGGTGAATTGACAGTCAAAGGAATTGATGATCGTGCTAAAGGTAATGGTCTTATTAATAGCGATAATCCTCCACACGACGATATCATTGTACAGCTATGGGATTATATCACGTTAGATGAATATAGTCAGGCTGGTAAGAAAGATAGGAAGAATCCTTGTGAAACTCCATACATTAAAAGATGGGTTCAATTGAACGCGATTGAGTATGTTAATCCGCATCCAAATATTGAAATGATTCCCGCATACGAATGCAATACACTGCAAGACGCATTGGAAGCAACATCTAAATGGATGACAGATGGTTTTGAAGGTGCTATTCTTAAAGATTTAAATGGAGTGTTCAAAGATGGTACAAGTAAACATCAGCTAAAACTTAAACTCGAGATTAGTGCTGAAATGAGATGCACTGGATTTAATGAAGGCACGAAGGGAACTAAAAGAGAGGGTAAAGTTGGTAGTATCAAATTTGCTAACGACGAAGGTACTATACAAGGAAGTTGTTCAGGATTTACTGATAAAGAACTTGATTACTTTACTGAGAATCAAGACAAACTAGTTGGCAAGATCATGGAAGTTCAATTCAACGACTTATCTAAAGCATCTGGTAATGAGTTCTACGCGTTATCACACCCTAGATTCATCGAATGGAGAGACGATAAAGACGAGACTGATTCATTAGACAAAGTCTTTGAGCTTAGACAAATGGCAATGGATTTAAAATAATTTCAAAATTCTTTGAAAAAAGTGTAAAAAACCGTTTACATTTTGTTCTGGACTTGATATAATAGTTCTATCAAATCAAACAAAGGAAAGAAATTATGAAATTAGGTACTCAAACTGGATCATTATTCAACCACATTATGTCAAACAATACAATCAAGGAAATCGTTCCTGGTGTAACTGGTGCTACTTTACTTTCTTGGTCTGATAGACATGCCGCTACTGTAATTGAAACTTTCAAAAAAGGTAAATATGATTATATCGTTGTTCAACAAGATATTGCTACTAGAGTTGATAATCTTGGTATGAGTGATGCTCAATCATATACTTACGAAAGAAATCCAGAAGGTCCTACATACACTTTCAGAATTACTGAAAAAGGTTTTCAAGGTGTTTACGCAAATCCTGAAACTGGAAGATTTCTTAAATGTGGTGGTGGTCTAACTGTTGGGCAAAGAGCAGAATATTACGACTTCAGCTTTTAAATAAATATTCTAAAACACTTGAGCGCATTTTAAGCGTTCATTTGTTATAATAAAAGAATATTAAATATTAGAGAGATTTTTATGGATTTATCAAAAGCAACTCCACAACAAATTAGTGATTATAAAATTTGGTGGATGGAAAAAGGTCCGCGACCTATTCGTGTTCAATCTGATTTCGATGTCGAAGGGAAAGACTGGTGTAGACGAAATTTAGAGCGATGGCAATGGTCAATGAGCAAGTTTACTGATGTTTTTGAACATACATTCTTTTTTGAGAATGATAATTTTGCCAATGATTTTGAATTTGCCGCGAAAAATAATTTTAAAGTAGCACGTAATTTTCTAGAAAAATAATTATGACAAAAAGACAAGTTAAAAAATTATATAAAGAAATGGAGAAATTTTATGGTGAAAAACTTGCTAACCACATTCATCATCCCAAGTGCTTTGCGCATCAAGTTAAAGTTTATAAATATTTACATGAAGATAATCCAAAAGAAAACATCCAAGGATGAGCATGAACAATTCGAAGATCGATCAGGCTAAGCGTGAACAAAAGGATATTGAAACGCAAATCAATATTATTAGATCAATGATTGATAAATATTCGAAATTATTAGAATGCGATTATCCTGAAGAAGTATTAATTGGATTTAAAACTAGTTTACAAAGAGAAGAACAAAATCTTCAAAAAATGAAGGATAAATATCCTGAACATATTATATAGAAAAGGAAAGATAAATGAGTAATGCACAACAAGTGTCAATCGAGAGTACAGAGTTTCAGCCAAAGAACGAGTACGTTCTAGTTAAACCAGAAGAATTAGAAACTGGTGAAAAGAAAACAGAGTCAGGTTTAATTATTGCAATTCATCAAAATCAAAGCGCATTAGATAGACCAACTAGTGGAACTGTTGTATCGGTTGGTAAAGACATCGATGATATTGTAGAAGGTGATTTTATTCTATGGCCAGGAACTGATGGTCTCGAATTAGAATTTACTGATGGTGAATTCATGCTTCTTCGTTATAAGTCTATTATTGGGAGCAAAAAGTAATGAATTGGAGTACTCTACAAGAATGGTGGGTAGTACCTGCTATATTAATTGTCATTGTGGCATTGGATTTTATTAGTGGATATTAAAGACAAATCAGAATCTTTAGCAGCTAAGATGAATAAGTTGACTGAAAAGTTTACTGAAAATCTTGACACAGCCGAAGAAATGACAATAGTTGGCGACGATATTGTCGATTTTGTCGAAGAAAAAACTCAGGATATTGAATTATATTCTGAGAATTTTCCTGCGTCTGAAGTAATCAGCCTAACAACAATGGTTGATGATTTCAAGTACGTGAGAGAAACACTAAAAGAAAATACGGACAATGGTCGTAGAGTACTCAATTCGGTAACATTGGATTTACTAGATTCAGATGATGATAAAAGAGCAAGTCTTATTATGTCATTTGCTGAGTTAAATAAATCTATTGCTGACAACATGAAATTGTATGTAAGCAGTTATAAAGAAATATCAAACGTATTATTAAACCTAGATAAGATTAGAAAAGCTCAAATAGCTGAAGGACCACAGACTGTAAATAATACTTTAAATGTTAATACCACAGAGGCTATTAGCACTGTAGACCTTATAAAAAAATTATCTGGAGATAAGAATGAATGATTTTAACAAATTTTTAATGGAAGAAGCAATTTCTTTCAATATTGAAGCAGGTAAGCCGCTACGTGAGTGCATTTTTAGACGTGAGTCTGAAATGTTTACTGAGTATTTTAGATATCTAAAAGAAAACAAAGATACATTGGAATTAGACGCACTAGATATTGATATGCTTAATACTGATATTGGTGAGACTGCATTGTTTGAAGGTGAAGAAGTTCATTTAGATCTACCTTTTATTGCTGAAGCAGATAAAGATAATGTTGAACTAAATAAGCCAAAAAGAAATGGTGGACCTGGTAAAAAATATTATGTTTATGTTAAGAACGAAAAAGGTAATGTAGTTAAAATTAATTTTGGAGACGTTAAAGGTGGTTTAACTGCTAAAATTAATGACGATGCTGCCAGAAAATCATTTGTAGCTAGACATAATTGTGATCAAAAGAAAGATAAAACAAAGGCTGGTTATTGGGCTTGTCGTTTACCATATTATGCAAAAGATTTAGGACTTTCTGGAGGAGGGAAGTTTTTTTGGTAGATTCTTCTGGTAATACAGATTTACCTTATGAGATAGTCTATAAAGACGTCGAGTGTGAGCTTCGTGTATTTAAAAATGAAGATCCATCTAAGCTCTTTTGGCATAGAGATCTAGAGGACAGAATTGTGAAGCTAATTCACGGTGAGGTTTTTCTACAATTCGATAACGAAATGCCGTTCAAACTTGAAATTGATAGACCAATTCATATTGAAAAAGATAGATTCCATAGAGTTATCGCAAATAAGTCATTTGTTGTAATGATTTATAAATAAAACAAAAAAAAGGAGATTATATGTTCGTAGCTACTCAAGAAATCGTTGTAGATGGTTTAACTATTACTGAAGGTTCAGTTGTCGAAGCACCAACAGTGAGAATGAAAGAACTAGGATTAGTAAAAAAAGTACAAGAAGCTAAGGCTGAAGTTAAAGCTGAAAAACCAAAAGCTAAAAAGCCAAAAGCTAAGAAAGTTGAAGAAGTTCAAGAAGAACTTTTAACTGAAGTATCTGCACCTGTTGAAGTACAAGTAGAAGAAGAAATTGAAGAACCAAAGAAATCTTTATTTGGATTCGGTAAGTAAAAAACTTTAGAAACTTTAGACAAATAAAAAAGGGAAGCGTAAAGCCTCCCTTTTTTTATGATTGATGATTAAGCAATATCAATTGGACATGGATCTGACCATTTGTTAAGTAGTTCTTCGTCTAATTTTTCAATTTCTTGTTGAGCTTCAGACTTTAAATCACCATAGTTAATACGAGCTCCACCAACTAAAGCTTGATCAAACTTACCAGTTGTAGTACCCCATAATTCTTTAACTTTTGCTTTAGTGTAATTTTTAACCCATTCGTGGTTGAACACTAAGTCATTATTGTCATCTGCCAAATATTCATATTGATAATGTAAAACAGCTCCACCGGTATAATTCTCAAGAACTTGTAATTTCTTATTTAAGTGATTAAAGTTATATACGATATCATCAGCGAAGAATTTATCTAGAATAGCTTTTGTTGTAGATATAGCTACAATTCCTGGAATAATTCCACCTGTTAATGAGCCAGTAAAATATTGTTCTGACCAAAGGTTTGGAACATATCCAGAACCAAAGTTTGCACTAAAGTTTGTTAAGTTACTTGTACTACCTTTAGATAATTTGATAAGGTTGGTCATTGTTTCTGGCATGTCATATTCACCCATACCATTAATTTGTACGATTACAGAACCTTCTAAAGTTCCATAAGCATATTCAGTAAATTTTTGAACAGTGTCGTCAATGATCTGACCAATTTGATAGTCATTAACTTCAATGTTGATAGTTGGATAACCAAGTTGAGATTTAACATAATCAACCAGTTTAGCTTTTGTGTTTAAACGTGCCATAAGAATTCCTATTTGGTATTTTAGTATTATTTATAAATAGTAGTATGAAGCATTATACATATAGAATCACTAATACCAAATTAAATAAACATTATTATGGGACTAGATCTTCTAAAGATCCTAGTTCTGATTTAGGCATTAAATATTTTAGTAGCTCTGCTGATAAAGAATTTATTCAAGATCAAAAAGAAAACCCTCATAATTACAAATATAAAATTATAAAAATTTTCAAAAATAGAAAAGATGCGCTAAAACTTGAAATAAAATTGCATGATAAATTTAATGTTGGAATTAATGAATCATTTTATAATAGAGCTAAACAAACAAGCACGGGATTTGATACCGCCGGAATTAAATGGAAGATGAGTGTTAAAGGTAAAAACAATATTAAAAATTCAATTAAATCTAGAGGCGGTCATGGTGGTGAAAACAATCCAAGATATGGTGCAATTTTAGATGAAAATTTGAAAGCAAAAATTTCATACTCGTTAAAGAATAATGAATATGTTGATTCACAAGAAACTAAAAATAAAAAATCGCATAGCGCTAAAATAAGAGCAAATAAAAATAAAAAAACTATTAGTATTTTTAACAACAACGATGAAGAAATATATCAATGTTTAGGAGTAGATGGTTTACTTAATGTTTGTCTTGAATACAATTTACCAGGAAGTACTTTTGCTACATCATATAGAGAAAAGGGTATGCCAATATATAACTCTTCAAATAAAAACGTATTGAGTAGATTAAAAAATAATGGTTTTGAAAAATATATTGGCTGGTATGCCAAAGAAATATAATGTATAAGAATGCTAAAAACGGATGGTATCAAGTATTAAATCCGGAAAAGGTTATAAAGCCACTTGACACCCATATGAAAAGTTTTATAATCAATGAAAGTGGTATAAAATTAAATTATAAGAGTTCATTGGAACTTAAGGCTTTAAAATATTGTGACTTCAATAAACACATAGTAAAATTTGCGCTTGAACCGTTCAATGTCAAATATATTAAGCCAACNGANGGTAAAATACATAGATACTATATTGATTTGTTTTTAGAATTTAAAACTGGTGATAAGTTTATTGTTGAGATTAAATCTCATGGAGAAACAATACCACCTAAACAGCCTAAAAAGAAGACTGAAAAGGCAATAATGAATTACCAAAGAGCTTTACAAACTTATGCTATTAATTCAGCTAAGTGGAAAGCAGCTGAGAAATTTGCTGCCGACCAGGGTATGAAGTTTATAATTTTGACTGAAAAACATTTAGGTTAAAAATCACCAAATACCGAATCTTCTGATCTGTCAACAATTGGTTTTTGAACCTTTTCATTATTAACGTTTGTTGTAACTTGTGGTGTTACTTCAGCCTCAACATCTTGCTCAACTGCATCATCAATAAGTTCTTGGAAGTAAGTATCCAATGTTTCATAAGGAACATCGGCTTCAACTGAAATATCGACGTTGTCAACTTCGTGAATTAGCTTAGCATCATATGGTTTACACGTCAATTTAATTACTGATTTTTGATCTGGATTAACAAATAAGTTATTGATGCCAGGAACTTCATAAGAAGTATCAACAATTTCCATAACTTTGTTATTAGGCATTACAACTAAGTTACCAGTTATAATATCTGCGTCCGTTCCCATATCTACAAATTGCTGGTATGATGCAAAAAGATTGATATTTTCTGTGTTAACAATACCAAATTGACTAAAGCTTTGATCCATTTGTTCCCAATCTTCAGACTCTTCAGGTAACATATAAATATCATAAACCTTATTGCTATCTGATTTCAGATGGCTGTAATCACCAAAGACGGTGCTATCTTCATTAATTTTTTCAGTCACTAAGAATTTAACTAAAATACCATATAAGTTAATCATTTCTTGTGTTAATGATGTATTCAGCTCATATTCTGGCTGGCTTGAAAAATTGAAATTCATAGTAACCTCTTTACTTTTTTATTATTTATAAATAAAAGAAAATACATATAAAAGGTATGACAAATGATACTAAATGAAATCGTAAAAAACTTCCTATCTCAGCCTGAAAAAGAAACTAAGGTGAGTTCAGAAGTTAAACCTCAAAACGTGATGGTTGATATGACTAATAGTGATATGTACCCTAATACGGGTTCCTTCTTTGATAATGAAAATCAAAGCTCACTATTTGGAAAATCAGAAATGTCTGATATCATTTTCAAACAAAAAAATAAAATTATGTCTTATAGACAGTTATCTATGTCGCCAGACGTTACAGATGCTATTGACGAGATTGTTAATGAAGTTATTTTTAGTTATGATGATGCTATTCCATTAAAGATTGATATTGACGAAGAAAATGACAAGTTGGTTGAAGCAATTACTGAGAAGTTTAACAAAATAGTAAAATTAACTAATTTAAAAAGAAATATGTTCTCATTAGTTAAAAGATCTTATACTGACGGTCAAATCATTATGCATTGTGCATATGATCAAAAGAATACTAAAAATGGTATCAAGTCAATTAAAATGATTGAGCCATGTGGTCTTTTCTTTGATACTAAGACTGGTACATATAGGTACTTAGAAGAAGATAGAAATATTCTTAAACACAACGAAAGCAAAGAATCTTATTCTATTGAAGAACTTATTAGAGAAGACTTTGGGTTATATGATGGTAAGATCAATCTTGGTTATTTAGAATACGCTCTAAAACCAGCAAACATGTTGAAAACACTAGAAGATCTTTTAATTCCATTAAGATTTAGTAGATCAATATCTAGAAGAGTATTCAACGTAGATATTGGTGATCTTCCAGCTAAACGTGGCGCAGAAGTTATGCGTGACTATCAAGGTAAGTTCAAATATAAGAAATTCTACAACAACGAAACTGGTGAAGTTTCTAATCAACAACACATTACATCAATGGTTGAAGATTACTGGTTTGCTAATAGATCAGGTGGTAAAGGTACACAAGTTGATGTACTAGATGAATCTGGTAACTTAGGTGAACTAGATGATATTTTATACTTCGCTCGTAAGTTATATAGATCTATGAAGATCCCATCGAACAGAATTGATATCAATCCTGATGGTGATAAAGATTATGAATATGATTCTACCAGAGTTACTAAAGAAGATATGAAATTCTTTATGTTTATTTCTCGTTTAAGACAAGTTTATTCTTCATTATTTAAAGAAATTCTTAAAAGAGAAGTTGTTAGTACTGGAATTATGAGCGAATCTGAATGGAATGATAAAGAAGATTATATTAGTATTTCATTCGTTAACGAAAACAAATTCATCGAGAAAATGAAGTTGGATAACTTTATGACTAAGATTGATATATATGGTACGGCTGCTGAATATCAAGGTAAATTATTCTCAGTTAATACAATCCTTAAAGACATCTTTAGATTTACTGATGATCAAATTGAAGAAGAATTTAAGAAAATTAAGGATGAAGAAAGCAATGATCTTTATGCTAAATTTTATCAAGAAGATGAGTATTAATCTCATCTTTTAGACAATTTTATAAATAGATTTGAGCGCGAACTCAATAAACTAAAACATAAATTTAGCGCTAAATTTGTATTAACCCAAGTATTGCTAACTAGGTTCGTCCAGTTAGATTCTGATTTTGAATTGATCAGATAAATTACAAAGGTTTTTCTGAATCTTTGGACTTTGTGTTCTTAGACATACAGAAAGTAATGCTAATAATTCAAGGAGAAAAACATGGCTGAAATGCTATCCCCAGGCGTTAGATAAGAGGGATAAAAAATATATCTACAGCGCTCTAATATAGTGATATATTAGTAAAAATCTATTGAATTGCTGGAAACTCTCGTTAGGTTTTAGATAGGATATTTAAAGGTGACTTTAAACGACCCCTAAAAATTCTAAAAATAGAGACAATCAGCAGCTAAGTTAGTTAGGAGAAACCTTGTACATTTATAAAACAACGAATACGATTAATGGTAAAATCTATATCGGCAAATCTGAAAAGGATGTAGATGAAAACCGAGAATATCTTGGTAGTGGTGTTATTTTGAAAAAAGCCGTTAAAAAATACGGTAAAGATAATTTTACTAAAGAGATATTATATGTTAGCGATTCGATTGATAAAATAAATGAAGCTGAAATTGCGTATATTTCTTATTTTAAGGAAATGTTTCAAGAAAATTGTTATAACATAGCGGAAGGTGGAACTGGGGGTAATAGCTTGAAATTTTATTCTGAAGATCAGCTTAATAATTTTAAAAATAAAATGTCGGCTATTCTTAAAGGTGAAAATAATCCGTTTTATGGTAAACAACATACTAAAGAAACAAAACAAAGAATAAGTGAAACAAAACAAGGCTCTTGTTATTCAGATGAATTTAAACAAAAATGTTCAAACAGGATGATCGGCAATACGATTAATATCGGAAGAAAACATTCGAAAGAAACTATTGACAACAAAAGAGAAATATTTTCTGGAGAAGGTAATCCGATGTATGGTAAGAAACATTCTGAAGAAACATTGAATAAAATTTCTAAAAGAATTAGAAAAAGTAAAGAATTAAAATTTACATGCGAACACTGTGGAAAAGAAGCAGATAAAGGTAATTTCAACCGTTGGCATGGCGATAAATGTAAGAAAAATCTGAATAAAGAACAACCTAACTAAAAAGTTCAACGACTATCCCTAACGGGAGTAGGATTAAGTAATCCGAAGTGGTAGACGTCTCAAAGAGACGAAGATATAGTCTGGTCTGCATGGTGACATGCAGGAGTTCATAAGAGAACCGGTTAAGATTAACGACCTTAATTGAACATAAACGATTCGTTACAGAGATCGACGCGAGTACAATAGTTCCTACAGTATCAAACTCGATCGCAGTATTCTCTGGTAATTTTGCAAAAGGACCAGTTGGTACATACACTTTAATCACTTCTGTTGCAGATTTGATTTCATTTTACGGTTATCCATCAAATACTAATTATAACGATTGGTATCAGTGTTATAACTTCTTACAATACGGTAATAAGCTTCTTGTTTCTAGAGCAGCAAATGTTGGTGGAACGAGCACTGCAATTTCTGGTGTTGTTGCTGACGGTGACGCTTCAGATGTTGATACATTAGTATTAAGTTCAGTAGAAGGACTAACTGTTGGCGATTTAATCACTTTAGGTGAAGCTGAAGCGTTTTATGAAATTGTTGCAATTGATGGTGTTGGTCTTGAGATTACGCTTGATCGCAATATCGAAGAAGATGTTACTGATGGTGACACGGTTAATTCATTCATTGTTACTATGAACGCTCAATTTGAAGCGGTTGATGCAGAAGCTTCTGCTGAAGCAGTAACTAATGATTATGAATATTTAGATAAAGCAATGATTATTGAAAATGCTTCTGATTTTGAAGCAAAAGAACCATCTATTGCATTTACTAATACTGATGATTCTAAAATTAAAATCTTTGCACGTAACCCAGGTTCTTGGGGTGGTGATTTAGAAATCGCTATTGCAACACCTGCTGCATTCGGTGCTTCAACTCCATCTTATGCGTTTGATGGTATTGCATTAGATGAACTTTATGAATATCAGCCGACTGGTACTGAAGTAGGTATTATTGTTAAATTAGGTGATGAAATTGTTGAAACTTGGACTGTAGATTTTGATGAAACTGCAAAAGATTATAACAACAAATCAACTTACATTGAAACATTAATCAACAATGGTTCTTCTTACATTTTCGTAAAAGAAAATACTGCTAATACAAGCGAAATTAAAAACTATTGTTCTGAAGTAAATGGTACTGCTGGATCTACTATTAGTTTAGTTTATGGTCTTGATTCTGCTATTCAAGCTGACGATTTAGCTGATGCATATGAAATCTTCTCTAATAAAGAAGAACTAGATATTGACATCGTTATTGGTAACGAAACTGATGCCGGTGCAGCCGCTCAATCATTAGTAGATGCTCGTTTAGATTGTATTGCATTCTTAGGTGCTACATACAGTGATACTGTTGGTCAAAAATCTGCAACCGCAGTTGCTAACTTGATTGATTATAGACAAACTGGTGCATGGAACTTCAACAACATGTTCGTTGTAGCTTCAGGCAACTATAAGTATCAGTATGACAGATATAACGACAAATATCGTTGGATCAACATCGCTGGCGATATTGCTGGTTTAAGAGCTCAAACTTCTATGAATAGAGCATCTTGGTGGGCTTCTGCTGGTCTTGAAAGAGGTCAAATTAAGAATGTTACTAAGTTAGCATTTAACCCTACTCAAGGTCAAAGAGATCTTTTATATAAAAATGGTATTAACCCAATCGTATCATTCCCTGGTCAAGGTACATGTATGTGGGGTCAAAAGACTTTACTTGCTAAGCCATCTAGTTTTGATCGTGTAAATGTACGTGGTTTATTCAATACTATGGAAAGAGCATTATCTAAAATGGCTAAATACCAAGTAATGGAATTCAATGACAACTTTACTAGAAATAGAATTGTTTCAATGATTAAGCCTTACTTATCGACTGTTCAAGCAGGTCGTGGTATTCAAGACTTCTTAGTTATCTGTGATGAGTCTAATAACACTGCTGATGTTATCTCACGTAACCAATTGATTGTAGATATCTACATCAAACCAACTTACGTTGCAGAATTCATTCAGTTGAGATTCACAAATGCTGGTACTAACTCATTCTCTGATGTAATTGGCGGATAAGTTTTTACAACTTTAAAAAGGTGGAACTTCGGTTCTGCCTTTTTTTATGCCTGAAATTTGATGATGACGCGTATAAATAATATAAAAAAGTAGGAAGTATATGAGCTCACCATCTGTTATAACCCAAACAATAGATAGATCATTTTATCAGCCTGGTTTCACAAACGAAGTTGCTGCGTATGTCGGTTTCTTTGAAAAAGGGCCGATTGATAAACCGGTCTTTATTACTGATATAAATGAATTTAAGTTCATTTTTGGACGTGGTATTGGTTTGTACCATAATGACTGGTATCAGGTTTATAATTATCTTCAATACGCAACTGGAATATGGGTTACTCGTTGCGCAGGACGTTTTCAATTTAATGCTAATAATGGCGATTCGGTTACTATTTTAGATCAAGAAGATTGGGATAATCAAGTTTCAAACTTAAACTTAGTTGATGATGACATTAGAATTGTTGCTAAAACACCTGGAGAGTCTGGTAATCTTTTATCTGTTGCATTATTTACTGAATCACAATATTTGTATAATGCTAATATAGGGTTTGGCCACACTGCGCAAAACATTTTAACTTATATGATGCCCTCTGAAGCTTGTTTGGTTGTTTTTAGAAATGGTAAAATTGTTGAAAAGTTTCAAGTAGATTTTGATGAAATTGAAAGTATTTCTAGTAATTATGTTTGGATTAAGTGGAAAGAAAATCCATTATCTACATCATTATATTATGAAGATGCGCAAAATCTAATACAACTATCAAACGGAAACGTAACATTACCTATTGAATCTGATTTTGATAATTGTCATCTTACATTGACTAAAGATAGTTATGATATAGATATTATCATTGGTAATGAATACAATAATAAATCTGCAATTGATTTAGCTGAATCTAGAGGAGATTGTATCGCGGTTGTTGGACTTCCTACAAGATTTATTACGTTTTTAATGGGTGAAGAAAGTATTCAAAATGATGTCATCTATACCGAAGGTGGTTTAGCTATAGCATTAAATGATTTTAAAACACCAAAAAGACTTGGCGATGCAGATCTTGAACGCATAAATCAATATTTGGCATATCTTGGTCAAAGTCAATATACGCACTTCACTATGAATGTTAAAGAACAACTCGATGGATTTAGTGGAAAAAATAAATTAGTTAATCTAGGTGGTGATATTGCTGGACTAAAATCTCAAGCTAGTAAAGAAACACCTTGGACTCCTGGAGCAGGTATGGAAAGAGGTATTATTAAAAATGGCGAAAGTATTTTTATAAATGTTGATAAAACAGCTAAAGATGAGTATCATAAAAAAGGTTGTAACTTTGTAAGTGATGGAATATTAATGACTCAAAAGACGTTATTAAATAGACCATCATCATTTAATAGAGTGAATGTTAGAAGTTTATTTAACCACGTTGAAAAGAACGTAGAGAAAATTTTAAGAAAATATGTTTTTGAAGAAAATAGAGTTGGTGTTAGAAGAACAATTGCGCTAGAAGTTAAAAACATATTAAAAGACGCCAAGTCAAATAGAGGTATCGAAGCAGGTAAAGTTGAAGTTCATCCATCTAGCACTAATCCAGATGAGATTATTGTAGATGTTTATATTAAACCGACTTACGTTGCTGAATATATTCAATTAAGAATGAATAACGTTGGAACAAATACAATTTCAAGTATTCTTAGCAATACATTAGGATAAGGATTAAAAATGGCATATAGTACAATAAATAATTTACCAGAACGGTTTAAGGAACAGTTGGATGGAACAGAGAATATTCTGATATCTAGCACCGACACTTCTTATAAAGCTACACTGAATACAATCAACGATCTTCTCGTAGATCTATCTGCAGCTTCAGCCGCGGAATTAACAAACAAAATAATTGACGATGTAACCAACTTTGTACACGCTAACGCAATTCATTACGTTGCAAAGGCTATTGGTGATATTGATAAAGCTACACCGGTTGCTTTAATAACTGGCGTAGATGATAATGTATATGTTAGCGCATGTGGGCCAGACGATTATGCGGTTGGTATTTGTGAAGATGGAATGCTAGATGGTGAGTATGGCGAAATAATGCTCACTGGTATTTTAAATAACATTGATACTTCAGCGTGGTTAGAAGGAAGCATTCTTTACTCTTCAAATGGTGAAATAACCAATATTCAACCAACAACTGGTAGAATACAATACATTGGTTATGTGTTAAACAGAAGTGTAAATGGTAAAATTTTACTAAGCGGTTCGGATCCATTCCCTGATGCTATACAAATAGGATATGACAATACTAATACTAATTTAACATCAACAAATGTTCAAGATGCCATTACTGAAGTAGATAGTAGAATGACTTCTATGGAAGAAATTGTATTTCAACAAGCAGAAGCACCAACCATTGCTGAAGGTGCAAGCGATGGTGATATTTGGATGGATACAACTTCAAATACACTAAATGTCTACAGAGAATATCCTACTGGAACAGGTGTTTACAGATGGGAACCATTGCTTTATAAATGGGATGATGTAGTCGACGGTGGTGGTTGGTAACTCATTAATACTTAAGAAAAAATATAAATAATAATAAAATTTAAGAGGAATTTTTAAATGGCAAATATAATTAAAATTAAAAGAGGTTCAGGCGTTCCGGCTAGTGGTGTCTTATCTGGATACGAGCTAGGTTGGGATTATACTAATGACTCTCTTTATCTTGGAGTAGAGGGAAGCGAACCACTTAAGATCGCTGATGCTTTTGCTGGATATCTTACAATCAACAAATCTACTGGTAAACTTTATGCAACCACTGCATTAGAAGTTGATGGTGCAGTAGATTTTAATAGCACATTAACTGTCGATGGCAATACACTATTATCCGGCACGTTAACTACAACAGGATTAGCCGCATTTAATGGCGGAATCCAAACCGATACCGGCGCGTTTACTGTAGCAGATACTTCTGGTAACGTTTACACAGCTGGTACATTAACCGTAGATGGAAGCACAGTTTTAGGTGATTCTTCTGATGATACAGCAACTATTCGTGGCAATGTTACACTTTCTGATACAAGTAGAACAACAAGTGTTTTAGGAACATTTGAAGTAGATGGAGCAACTGGTTTAGACGGTGACGTTAGAGTTGGTTCAGCTGGATCAAGTAAATTAACGATTGCTTCAGCAACTGGTAACTTGTCAACACAAGGAACGTTAGATGTAACTGGAGCAGCTTCATTTAGTAGTACACTTGGTGTAGTTGGTATTGCAACATTAAGTAATGATGTTAATATTGGCGCTGACTTATATGTAGCTGGTAATTCTGATGTAACTGGTAAC